CCCGGATTGAACAATATCCTGATTACGCCTGAACAAGTGATGCGAGTCCCCGACTCCGATATTGCGTTTATTCGTCTGTCTCCTTTTCCGCCCGGCGTAGATTTTACACAGTATTTTGCTGATAAGACCTACACGGCGCGCGTTGATGCACGATATGTGGGACGTACGGTAGATGGACGGAAGTGGGCACAGGACCTATGTAATGTGCGTATGGAAACCCGAACGTGGCCAGTACATGGTAAAACCATCACTGCTCCTGTATGGATTGCCAACACGAACGTACCGACGGTCGATGGACAGTGTGGTACTATTATGTGGTCCCGCACGCCCAAAGGTCATGTCTTTCTTGGCATCCACACTCTCGGTCGTGATGGTATTGTTGCAGCTTTGTCCGTAACGCGTGACGTGGTTGTCAAGTACTGCGATGCTCTGGATCCTAAACCCATTCACCGTGGGCGTGTCGAGATCTCTGCACCTTCCAAGACGCGTGTAATGGGACCTCTGCATCCGCAAAGTTCTATCCACAAGTGTAAGGCAGGCAGTGGCAATGTGATCGGTTCATTTCTGAAGGAACACCGCCAACAGAGCAAGACCAACGTTGTACCTACGTTCATTCAGGAAGCATGTGTGAAACGTGGCTACAAAGTCACGCGTACAGCCCCTGATATGTCTCGCACCCCTTGGATTAACGCCTTGAACGATATGACACGCCCCGTGACACTCCTCAATGAGACGAACTTACGTTTGGCCAGTGAAGACTTTATCGGTACGATGCCTACCATTCACCTCAATGACGTGCACGTCTTTCCTCTTAGTGTTGCAATCAACGGTGCCCCTGGTGTCCGCTATTGTGATAAGATGAATCGTAAGACTAGCGCTGGTGCCCCGTACCGATGCCCCAAGAAACCGTTCCTAATCTACCTAGATGAAGAACAGACTCTGGTGGATGTGGTACCGGAAATCAAGGATGAGATCAGAAGGATGATTGGAATCTATGAAGCTGGTCAACGTGTGCACCCCGTGTACTGCGGACACCTAAAAGACGAACCCGTGACCTTTGAAAAGGCTGCAATGGGTAAGACTCGTGTGTTCACAGCAGCTGGTATGGCACACGTGTTGGTCACACGTATGTATCTGCTCTCTGTCATTATGTTCATGCAAGAAGGACGCTTTGACTTCGAGACGGGACCCGGTACAGTGGTTCAATCCCGCCAGTG